TAACGCCGATCTTCGCACCCCGCTCCGTAGTGTGCATAGCTCAACACCCCATGTCAACCATCACTTTCAGATTGTCCATCGCGCCTATTCCCGCTCCGAGAACACCGAAGATTGCATGAAACGCAGCTCCCACGCTTATAACACTCTTACCCATATAAGGCAGTAGTGTAGCCTGTAGTGGGTTTAAATCCTGACACTCGTCGACCAATACACAGGGCCCCACGTCAGGCTGAAAACCTCTTTCCAGTATCAGCTTCAAGCTCATGTACATCATATCGTCAAAGTCGATAGAGGCAAAGTCCTTATTGCTCCACGCCAACACCTTACTAGCAGCCTGCGCAATCACTAAATCCTCCACGCCCTCTACACTCAGGTCATGGTGGTCAATAAGCTCCAACCAAACCCCCTCCTCGTCGGAAGTTATCAGGCCGACCCCGTTGCCCTTGCCGATGCCTACCAGCTGCATAATGTTATAGGAGGCATCCTCCAGTTCAGGCATCTTGCTGTCTACAATGCGTCTACACTTATACCCATCTACCTTCAGGTTGCGTGTCATAACAGTTTTGAGGAAGGCGAACCAATACGAATTTATAGTACACGCACGTACGTGTGAAGGAACCTTCTTCTGCAGCTCATCGGCTGCTTTCTTGCCGAAGGCAGTAAGCACCGTACCGCGCGGCATTCTACCGCAGATACCCTCAACCAGCAGTGTCGTCTTACCACTCCCGGCTGTCGCATTAACCATAAGATTAGCCCTACTTTCTTCGGCCTCCCCTATGATGTCCAGCTGTTCTTGTGACCAATTAACCATCTTCATTCTCCAACTTTCCTTTAAGCCTGTCTTTAAGGCGAGTTATTGTTTTATTTTTAAATTCGACTAACTTTACTAAATCCCTGGAATGACTTTTCTCTATTAGCAAGTTTATTTCAGCATCAGCCAACTTCTCTGCAGCAAACTCAGCTACTTTACGTGCTTGAGACTCTGTATCATAGTAGTCCATTCCAATTTCTTGAAGTAGTATACCAGCTGATGTTTTTCTTTGTTCAAGTCTTTGTTCCTCGGACATCTTATTGCTCCATTGCATCGTCTTGGAAGGAGGCGAAAATGTCGTCGTTCCCCTTGGGATTAGAGTCTGTCATCATTTCAGTTTTACGCTGCTTGCTGATGACGTCCACATCTGTACATACCGTCTGCACTTCATACCCTTCACTTTCGAAGCATGGGAGGCACATGGCTTCCATCTTCTCTATAGTGTCAATTCGGCGGGGTAGGTGAGTGTCGGCTGTATTTATCTGAGTTGTTAGTACTCGGTCGCCCGCTGCATTTATGCTCTCCCGCAATATATGGGCGTTGCTATGCAGACGCGATTCCCCGCACGAACGGCAGGTTATATTGTAGCATAGAAGGACTAAGTTAGTTGGCTTATAAATAGCCTCGGGCTTAACAAAGACTACACGCTCTTTCTTGTCTTTATCAACTACAGTTTTGAGGAGGCCTTGTTTGGCGCAGTCGCCCATAAGGGCTGCAAATGCATTGTCTAGGTTATCCATTTGCTTGTACCCCGACATTTTTAAAGAGTTTTTGAAGTTCGACTACTGAAGCAGTAACCATTCCTACAGACTTGCCACCCGACCATTGGGTAATGCTGGCTTGTCCATCTCTTATAAGTAATGTCAGGGTATCTGTTTGACGAGATACTTGTTTTGGTTGTAACATATTATTATTTCCTGTTAGCCTCCATCCAATTTGCAGCGGATGGATTAAGAAAGGTAGCTGCGTACCCCGTTAAAATTGACAGATTTAAGTTGCTATCAATTTGAATTAAGTATATACTAGTAAGTTGAATCTGGAAAGTGTTATTTATCCCTGTGCGTAGCGCCGAAGGCGCGGTCGGCACAGATTACCAGCACATAGCTATAGTTCATCATCAGGATACCTATCACACAACTCTCCCATCAGCATCAGGCCTTTATTAAAATAGCAGACCCCGACAACCATCAGAACCGCTACCTTCGCAGGCCAGAAGTCCACCCCTTCCCAGTCACTAAGAAAGGCTAAGGCCCAAAAACCCGTACCAATTACCAGATTCAACAGCCCATATATCCCCAGCTGCTTATCAGTCATAGCTTAGCTCCCCAGCCAGGCACCATTCTACAATAACCTCCATCTCTTTCTACAGGGACACTCTTTACTTCCACCTTTCCCTCCAATTTCTTCAACAATTCTTCTTCCCTTTCCTCAGCATCCTGCAGTTTACACTCCGTCTCATCCAGCTTCTTTTCCAAATTATTAATATCTTGCCTCAGCCCATTAATAGTACCATACAATCCTTGTACTTTCAGCTTTAGCTGGTCAACTTCCTTATTCTTGATCCTCTCTTCTACCTTTCTGCTGTAGGCAGCGGCACTTTGCGGGGTATGTCTACTCATATTCTAGTCCTCCAATTAAAAATTAAGAATTTTTACTAATCCTCCAACAAGGAAAGATCGACACCGGCGGCCAGCTCTTCTTCGCTAAGCACCTGCTTCAATTCCAGGCCGTTATTGTGACCGGAAACCTTCTTACCGTCGCCCAGGGCATTTATGAGGGCTTCAGCTTCATCCTTTTCTTCCTCGGTTCGGTTGTCCATTTCGTGCTGTAGCAGTTGGTTGCCCAATCCTGCGAGAATGCCAGTGAAACCTTCAACAATTTCACCTTCGCTGGTCTCACGACAGTCGTATATCTCTAATTGAGACTTAAGAGTACCTAACTTCTCCTTAACTTTCGCAACTTCCGCCGCCTTTTTATCAGCGTCTACCAGTTTGCCGGTCTCTTTCAGCTTTTCTAGCCAGAAGTCGCGGCCGCTACATAAAACCTGGGCCTTCATGGACATCGCGGTCGCCGTCAGCTTACTGTAGATGGAACGCTGCATGGTGTCTACGCCAGATGTCAACTTGGCGGTCTCGCGTACTGCTTTCAGGAAGCAGTTAAACTCCAGCTGTAGCGACTTTGCGTGTTTGTAGTCGTTGCAGGGCATTTTCACGCGGTCGGGCAAGCCGTCAGCGCCAGGCGTGTGGTATCTTTTGTCAAAATACTGCAATAATGCAGTCCACTGTGGATTATATTTGACAGCATTTGTACTTCTAGCCATTTCCATTCTCCAGGACAGACAAAGCTGCCGATACTATTTGCTCAGACACCCATATATTGGCATCTCTAATTTGGGTGGTTGCCTCTCTAGGGTCTATGCTGACCATTTCAAGGTATTCAGGTTCTGATATACTACCATCTACACCCATCTCTACTATCGCTACGGATATAATTAATTGCTTAGCCATTTTTCTTCTCCAGATAATCGGTAATATACTGACGTTCTTCGTTAGTTACGTCAAAAGCAACACGATGTTTAGGTCTAGGTGATACTGTATCTGTGAACTTGATAATCATATCACAGAACTTTATACAATCATCCGGTAAAACTTGAACACCTTCAAAACCAGCAAGAGTGTGTATGGTGGCGAGGGGCGGTATAGATTCCAGGTTTGGACATGCATCCCCCTTCCATTTATACCATACTCCATTATCTGCACATACGTACCAGCAATTTATCAGATACCGGAATAAGAAGCGAGTTCTTTTGTTGTAATGTGTTGCTCCGGTGTCGGACACTCTCTTGTAAAAGTGTTTGTCGAGCTTAGACAGCTTACTTGTGGGTTGACCGAGGCCAGAAAATATAGCAGCTTCGCTAGACAGGCTTGTTGCTTTAAACACAGCTTTTTCTATGCCAACAAATATGACATCCCCGACAGATGGGTTTGTTTTAGTATTGCTCACAGGGGTTTCCTTTAGAGGTTGTGGGTTGTTTGTTGTGGATTTATTATAATAGCGGGGGTTTGGGCTGTAAAGTACTATTTGCAGCGGAATATGGCGGGGCTTGCTGGTAAGTTGGCGGGGTCGAAAAACCCTATAACCACCCTATTTGTCCATTATATTCCCCTATCGGTGGTAAAAATCGAAAATGGGTGGGGGGGTATGGGGGGGGGTAGTACTTAATATATATTATTATAATATAAATAAAAATCACCCACCCCCCCCGCACCCCCCCCCTACCAAAGTTTAAAAAAGCACCCGATAGGGGAAAATAACGAGTAAATAGGGTGAGAATAGGGTTTTTCGAATAATGGCTTTGTGGGTGGCATTGTATGGCGTTATGTGGGGGTGGGTGGATGATTAGATGGGTTTAACGATAGCGTTGATTGTGGTGTTGGTTTGGTGGGTAGAAAGGCATTATTAGCACGTATATAAAGGTGGTGGATGAATGGCGTATAAAGGATGCGGCTTTTTTCGTGCGAAGCGGGTGCGAAGCGGAAGCGAGGCGTTAAATAGGTAAGATAACTGCGAATTGTTCTTGCTTACTGCGGTGAGGGGTAATATATTAGATGTTCCTAAAGAGGAATCAATACAGGTTTTATTAACTAACAAGAGAGGGCAGAAAATGTCAAAATTAAATTACACAGTAGCAGTAGCAGCAGTAACAGTAGCATTAACTCATAAAGATGGTGATGAAGTAGTAACTGACGTAAGCCAGGACTTTTCGCTTGACGGTTTGCCTGAAAGCTTTGGCGAGGGCGACAATCAACGTAGCTTAGCTGCGTATGGCTTGAGTTCATTGCTGCAGGATAGAACTTCTGGTATTAAAGACCCTAAGGAGCGTATCGAAAAGATGGGCGAACTTATGGAGCAGTTGAAAGCAGGTATCTGGCGTTCAGTTAAAGCGGCAGGCGAACGTAAGACTAAGATTGGTGCTGATTTGGTTGAAGCAGTTAAGCGTTATTTAGCCAGTACCAAGGTTACGGTTACTACAGAACAAGTAGCCGCTAAGCTGGAGAGTATGACTAAGGAACAGCGTAAGGCGATGGCTGGTCATCCAAGTGTTGCCGCCTTTAGAGCGATTTACAAGGCGGAATTGGCTAAGGCTCAGCAGAAGGAAGATGGCGGTGAAGGCGTTGATTTGGCTGGTCTGTTTGCTAGTGCAGGCGAAAGCGAAGAAGTTAAAGCGTAGTAATGACTAGGTTTTGATACCTCCTAGTTGAAAAGCTGCAAGGCTTTATAAGGTCACAGAAATGTGGCCTTTTTTTTTGCCTAGAGGGATGAGGTTGGGTTCGCTACGGAGGGGTGGGATGGGGTGCTGGGTGTGAAGGGTCAGGAAAAGAAAGTTACTATTAAGTTGCAAATTAAAGTTGCTATTAAGTTGATATGGTGTAAGCTGTAAGAAGGTCAAGCAATAACGCAGGGCCAATTTGAAAAGGTATCACATTATGTATAAGTTGAATTTTAGTCAAAACGCTACAGTTGTTAATCTTGAAACTGTGGTTAGCGAAGATGGCAAAGAATGGAAGGAAGTAAGTAAGTTTAAGATGGATGCGGACAAGCTACCGGATGATATAAAGGAGCAGGTTTTAAGCTATGGGTTGTTGAAGTTGGTACAAGATAGGAATAGCGGACTGACCGTTGGTTATATGGAAAGTGACTTAGGATTGAAAAAGGGAAGCTTGGAAGCGGTTGAGGCGCGTGTTGGCGCGTATCAAAGTACCTATGATATGTTCCTTGGGGGCGAATGGAAGAAGACGGTAGAACGTGCGGGCGGTGGCTTGCAGGTTGATGCTATATTGGCACAAGTCGTGACCGATGTTATTAATGCGGGTAGGGATAAGAAGAGCCAAGTTGATGTAATCGCTGTGACGGTTAAGCTGAAAGGGATGCAGAAAGAAGAACGCGCCGCATTGAAAGCGAAGTATAGCGAGGAATATAAAGCGCTTAAGACTAAGCAAATGGAAGCTGACGATATTGACTTGAGCGGGTTGTTCGACCTATGAAGCAATGGCTAGGTTTTGAGGCACGAAGTACCTCTAGTATAGATTAAATAGTGAAGTAGAAGGCCTCCGTAAAGGGGGCTTTTTTTTTGTTTGCAATTCAGATATGGATAGGCTAAGCTGACTGGGATGGTTAATTTTAAATAAATATTGGAGTAGGTTATGAATAAATATTATCAGGTAGTTGCTACTAATGTTGATGGAGATAAAGAAGTTTTATTTGGGTCGTTTGATAAGGATGACTGTGAATGTGAAAGGGATTGTGAGTATGGCAATTGGAAGGCTGAAGGGTATAAGGGAGTAAAGGTTACTTGGATAGCAACTGAAGATGAGCCAGACAAGGGTGTATATGGTAAGAGTTTCAAGGCTAATAAAGCTTAGCTATATGTAGGTTTTGAGGGAGGATGAAGGGCCGCTTAATTGCGGCTTTTTTGCGTCTGCGGATAAGGAAAGGTCTAATCTTCGATGCAGCTGCGCAAATGAATAGCTGTACTGTTCCCTAGAGCGATGTATGGGCTGGTGCCATTGTGGAGCGGGGCGCCTTGGCGCGGTATGGCGAAGCGTAGGGTACCAGGGCGGCGTGATGGGGTAGGGTAGGGTAGGGTAGGGTAGGGGATGGGCGATAGCGGCAGGGCGGCGGCGTACAGGGCGATTGGATGATAGGGGGTGGCCTCCCCCCATGCGGGGTGCGGATTGACTGTATTTCTAGCCTTTCGCGGGAGTGCGCAGTAAGAGCTTTATCTTGCACCCTGCGAAGCGGGGGGCTATACTACCTTCGAGCTTAGGCAATCTATTGTCCTCTCTGGCTCGGTCAGTCGGCTTTACGTGCAGTGGTGTCGGCTGACCTTTTTTTATCTCGAGTTTCATAGGAGTCTGGTGGAAAAGTAACTGTAAGAAGTGCTTTGCTTCTGGGCTCTCCGCGCCTTCGGCGCTAATAGAGGAAGACTAATATAATATGCTAAAAGTAAATCTGCATCATATCGCGGGGGAATTAAAGTTAGCCGAAGGGCTCAGCCTCTACATGTACAAAGACACCCTCGGGAATGACACAATTGGATGGGGCCACCTCATGACCCGGCCAATTCCGCGTAGAGCAGCTGAGATTATCTTACAGCAGGATATTATAGACGCCCTCTCCGAAGTACAAAAGCTGGTTACTTCAAAGGGCTTCATCTGGGAAACGCTCCCAGCAGAGGTGCAGAAAGTTTTGATACTTATGTCCTTTCAACTAGGCTACTTCAAGTTGAAGGGGTTTAAGAAAATGTGGAAAGCGATAGGCCATAGGAACTGGCGAAACATGCGAGTAGAAATGTTAGATAGTAAGTGGGCCAGAGAAGATACTCCGGACCGCGCGCAACTGACAGCTACTTATTTAGATAGACTTATCGGAGAGGATAATAATGGTTAAAGGAAAATTCTTAGGAAAGTTCTCAGGAGAATTCGTGGACGGAACAAACTTGTTTCGGCTGGATTCATATATACGCTACATCAGCCCCCGCACCTGGAGTTGGGTATCTGCAGAGGGTTTTATAGTAAGGCAGAAGGAGTTCGTTGCCCCGCAGGGTTCTACGGTCGATGGCGCATCCATACCCCGCGCGTTTTGGAGTATTACAGGTGGCCCCTATACAGGTAAGTATAGAATGAGCTCTGCAATACATGACGTACTTTGTGTAGACCAAACCATCCCTGCAGACATAGTACATGAACTCTGGGAAGAGATGATTTATAGTGAGGGTTGTCGAAATCCTCGACGTTACATGATGGCCCGAGCAGTTCAAATCTTCGGCCCAACCTGGAGTATAAAATGATAAACAAGCGAACCTTAATAACTGGCCTCGCAGCAGCTTTTATTGTGAGCGGTTGTACAGTCACAGATGCATACAGTACTGCGGCTACCGCAAACGATGTCAGCCTGGAAGCGGCTGCAATGAAGTTATGCAGCCCCATCAGTACCATAGCTGCCCAGCGCAACTGGACAGTAAACCAACAAACCGCGCGGGATTTGTTCTGCGCAGAGAGGGTAAAAGAATGAGACGAGTTCTCCACACAAGACATATGATAACGCCAGTCCAGGTCGCCGTTATTACGGGGTATGGGTTGAACGGATATTTTGTATACCTGAAAGATAATGAGAGCCCCGTAAAGGTTCCATCGGACTTCTTCCTGAAAGGGACACCCAGTAACGGGGACATATATGTAGAGTACGACGATGGGCGCATAATCTGGCTGAACAGGGAACAGTACCTGAGGTGCCATGAGCCTATCGACGAAGAAGGGCCTGAGTCAGTCCCAGCTGAACTTGACGAAGGCGACAAGACAGACACTGAGGAAGGAGACTCTTTTAGGCTTTAGATTGTAGTCTGTCGGTAATCAGTTATTATCATAACTTCTAATGTAGAAACTAGGAGTTATGATAATGCAAGTAGAAGTAGTAGGTTCAGGTACATCAGATAAATTATCTGTCAATTCCCAACAAAACGGATTCTTAGCCACAGTCGCAGTATCACGCTCGGCGGGGGCCACAGGAACTTGGTCAATCGAATATCTCTTCGGAACAAACGCTATCGGCGAAGAAATCTGGATAACGGATGCTGTATATAATGCACAGACCGCCGGAAATTTTTACGGAATAGCAACCCCAGTACTCGCAATTCGAATAGTCACAGCAGCAGCCACAGGTACTACGACACTGACAGTACTGCAAGGGGGCTAACATGGGACTCCTCTTTGATGCAGCAGGGGTAGTAAACTTTCTAGAATACCTCCCGGTGGGGGCTTTTGAACTTCATATAAAACTGAAGTACTCTACAACTGGCAACGATCGTTACCCTCTATCAGGGTCTGGTACAGCAAACTACCTGAGACTTACTAACGGAGGTTTTCAACTTCGTATAAACTTCTCTACAGTAGCTACTTTAGCTGGCTCCTATGTAGATGACGACATAGTGGGCTTGGCTATAATCAGGGACGGGGCGAACGACTTTACTATAAGTGATGGAGTAGGAACCTCCGCAGTCGTTAATAAGGAAGGAGGCTCCTTCAATAAGCTTGGCTCCAATAATGCGGGTACTGCGGGCACTAAGTTCAACAACGAGATAATGGAACTTAGCATGACTGGGGGCGGCCTTGGCGCTAGAAACTATGACTTTGAGCAACCCCCAGGAAGTACTACCCTACCAGATTTAATTAGTGGCCCCTCTACTGACGGAACATTAACTGGGTTTGTAACAGGGGACTTTACGAGTTCTACACTTACAATCACCTCGATAGTAAACAACGCGTTCAAAAAGAAAGACGTATCTGGTGACGCCATATTCCCAATTGGCGGAGCTAAGGACGCCACAGATACTGACATAGAGTATACTATAAATGGCGGGGCTAATTGGTTCGACCTCGCAACCCCAGGAACAGCACTCACATACACTGGCAACGTAACTGTGAATGGCCGCAAGAATATATCTACCAGATATAAGACTGCCCCAACCACCACCAGTTTAGTCTCTGGTGTAATGGCTGCTCTTAGCGTAGCAATACTAGGACAGTCAAATGCCGCTGGGCCTTTGTCAAGTAACCAGGTCGTCAGCACCACAGGCCCCGTGCCAAATATGTGGACGCCTGATGGATTTGATAACCTGACAGACCCCACCAAATATAGCAGAGTCTCCGGCGGTTCTATGTGGCCGCTGTGGAGTTCTTCTATGGCAGACGATGGAGTACCCATAGGACTAGCTAACCTTGCCAAAGACAGCACGTCAATAACCCAGTGGCAGAAAGGGGCAGTGGAAGATTACTACGCTCGATTAACTACCTATGGTGCGTTGGTGGGCGGGGTCGATGTGGTTTATATTATTATAGGGGAAACGGATTCCAGTAATAGTATGTCTAAGGCCACCATGTATACTAACATGCTGGCCCTCGTAGACGACATAACCACAGACTTCCCAGGCGTACAGATATTCTTGTGTAAGTTCCCTATAGGGGATACCACAGGAGGAGGTAATCTTGGAGACGGTACTACGTTCTTTAATGGAACTACTGGACAAGACTTAACAATCTGGACTGGGATAAGAGAAGCTTATGATGATGTAATCGCTGCGAGAACTAACGTCTTTGACGGAGGGGATTTAGCGACCCAGGATATTCACACCACAACTGCTGTTGGTAATGATGGGATTCACATGAAGCAAGATGACGTAGCTGCAGCAGGCGCTGCATTACTTTATACAGCTTATACTACAGCTAACGCCGCCGAACCCCCGCCCCCTGACTTAGGCGGAGCTACGGAAGTAACTAGAAGGACTCGGCTAATAACAAAACTGCATGTATAACCCAAGTAAAAAAAGGATTTACTAAGGGAGGCTCGTGATAGCCTTAGCAGGCGGCTACGCCCCTACCCGATACAAGCAGCTTGCTGCGAAGTGGCGGGGTTTGGGGGCGTCCGCATGCGTAGCTATTCACGAAAGCCAGGGTTCCCTTTGTCATATCTTTTATTTACTGAGGGTTATACTTTCCGTTCTCTACCTTTTCAGGTTCTCCCACTTCTACGGCACTACTTATTATATACTCGACCAGAGAGTGATCAAATTTTGTACAATGTTTATTTTCAGAGGGTTTAGGTTGGGTCTGTCAGAATAAATAGGACAAAAAGGTTGTAGGCTGACAGGTAGATGTTATTATTTATTTTTATTTAAGGGGGGTATTTAATGAGTCGCATGACTGAGGCTTTAGCAAAACAAGCAGAACTGGAGGCTTTGACAGGAGAGGACTTCAAGAAGGCTTCTGATAGAATGGGGCTTGCCCCCATCGCAGAACTTAGCCCTGCCCACTATGCGGTGATAGAGGCTTTACTGGAGAACCCGAGAATATCCGCTTCTGATTTGGGAGCAATGCATGGGTATTCGGCGGGTTATATATCCAAGTTGAGAAGAACTCCTATATTCGTACTGGAGTATGAGGCTCGGGTTGAAGACGCCTATAAGCAGTTTAGGCAAAGTCTGGTGGAGAAGGTATCTAATACTACTGCAGATGCTTTGCTGGCCATAAGCGAAATCCTTACCTCGGATTTAGAGGATGTTACGGCTAAGGAGAAGATAGCTGCTGCTAAGTTGCTGTTTGACGGGGATGCTTTCTCTTTGTTTAAGGGAGCTACTTCGCAGGTTCAGCCCGCCTCGGTATCTGTTAACGTTGATACTAGGCCAAGTGAGAAATTGGGGGTTACGCAGGAAATGCTTAATGCAGCTAATGCGTCTATGTCTAAAAAGTTTGCTGATAATGGAGATATAGTTGATGGGGAAGTTTCGACCGATACACTCGAAGAAAGAGATTCTTAATGTGGAGCCTTGCGAGGCTCCCGCTTTTACGTCTAGTTTGAAAATACTAAGGGGCTCTAAAAGACAGGGTCAATTATTTGAAGAGAGGGTTAACAAGGAACTTAGAAAAAATTTAGGAAGGCAATACGTTAAATCTCCTTGGCTGAGATATTTCCTTAGGAATGAAAAGCCTAGAATATGCCAACCAGATGGAATTTATATTGATGCAGTTAATAAAATAGTTACTATAGTAGAGTGTAAATATACTTTTTGTGCTCAAGCTTGGCATCAAATAAATAAGTTATATAGACCTGTGATAGAGGCTTGGCACCCTGAGTTTAAGACAAGGGGTGTTCAGGTCTTTAAGAATTATCAACCTTCTATAAAGTACCCTGAATCTCCTAGAGTAATTGAGTTTGCTGATATAGGGAATCCTGAATGGGTAGGTGGGAATAAAGTATGCAGGTGGAAATAAGAGAAGAAGATTTAAGTCTGGCTAATATCATAGAGTTATGTGCTGTTGATACTTTATTTTATGGAAAGGTTTTTCTTCCTACAACCTTTAGTGTTGAAAGCCCAGCTTTTCATAGAGACATTATAGATGTTATGGAAAGACCTGGGCGCTTTAAAGCTGTTAAGGTTGCTAGGGGCCATGCCAAGACTACCCTCGCGAGAACTATAGTAAGCAAGAGAATTGCATATGCTTTAAGTAAGTGTATTCTCTTTACTTCTAAGAGCCAAGACCACGCAATTAAAAGTATACTCTGGGTAAAGCATCAGGTAACTAATAATACTAAGTGGGCTAAGACTTTCGGTATAAGTAAAGCTCTTGACGGTGATACCAATAGACCTAAGAAGTGGACTGATGAGTGGATTACGATTTATAATTCTGTTGCTGACTGCGAGATTCATCTTGTGGCTTATGGTATTACTGGCCAAATTCGCGGGGTTAATATTAATGACGCTCGTCCTGATTTCATTATTGGAGATGATATAATTGATGATGAGAACTCTGCGACTAAGGAACAGAGGGACAAGATTAAGAAGCTGGTTACAGGCGCACTGCTTAAGAGTTTGGTTCCTAATCAAGCTAATCCTAATGCTACTGCGTTGTTTCTTCAGACACCTTGCCACAAAGATGATTTCATAGAAAGCATTATGGACGATCCTGCATGGATTACAAAATCTTTCAGCTGCTTTACTTATGATAAGAAGGGAGTCGCTATTGGAAGTACTTGGCCTGCTTGGTTTGGGTTTCAAGATTTGTTGCAAGAAAAGAATATGCATATCAGGACTAACCAACTGAGTGTTTGGTACAGGGAAATGGAGGTTAAGATAACTTCTACTGAGCTACAATTGGGCAAGCCTCAGTGGGTTTTTGATACTGTATATGAAACGTTGCCTGAGAAGGTTATGTATATCCTTAGTGCTGACCCGACCCCGCCACCTAAGCAGGGGGGTGGTAACGAGATTGACTTGGATAAACTGGATGATGCTGTCATAATGATTCAGGCAATGTACAAAGGACACTTCTATTTAGTTGAGTATTATACTTGTAAGAGTCCAGTCACGGCTGAGTTTGCCTCTAAGTTTGTAGAGTTTTATGTTAGGTATAGACCTACCTTTAGTGGGATTGAGACTGTGTTGTTTGCTCGTACTGTTAAAGAAGCAATTGATAACGTACAGCATGAGAAAGGTATCTACTTCCTGGTTGTTCCGATAGAGGATAAGAGGAAGAAGTTTAACAGGATTAAAGATACCGTTTATGACCTGGCAATGAAAGGACGTTATCATGTTAAAAGCGAGCATATAGAATTCATTGCACAATTCTTAGATTACCCACAAGTTGAGTTTGATGATTTGTTAGACGCGGCTTCAATAGGTATAATGATAGTTAACCCCGCGATGCTTCACGCCTCCAGTGTAATAGAAGGCGATTATGAAGTTATCTCGGAAGACGAATACGAAGATTTAGATATTGGAGGCTTCTTAAGATGAGCATTAGAAGTATAAAGTTACCAAAGACAGATAGTGATACATCTGCCCATAGGAAGATTCTTGATAACGTTATGGAGAGAGTTCGTCTTTCTGAGTCAAGGTTGTCTGATAGTTATACTAAGTGGCAAGAGTTAGAACGTAGATTTATGCTGCATAAAAAGAAGAAGGCTAAAAAGGCTGGGGATGTGGATGATTGTGAAAGAGGTTCTTCTGATGACTTGGAAGGAATAGATGTTAGCCACTCTTATACTCTTATGATGACTGCTCACGCATACTATGTAAGCACCTTTCTTGCTAGACCTGTAATCTTTCCCATAGACAGTATGAATGGGGAGGGTGCATTAAAGGAACAGATAGTTGAAAGCCTCCTGCAGTATCAGGTCAGAAAGGGTAATATGATTGCTCCTCTTATGGTTTGGCTTTTAGATGTCGCGCGGTATGGCGTGGGATTCGTCTGCGATTATTGGGTAGAGTCCAAGACTACCAAGACTGAGATAATAGAAATCCCTGAGATGATAGACGGGGTTTCCACTGGGAAGTCTGTAACTGGTACACAGACTACTAGGATTCCCGGTTATGTAGGGAGTAAGGTTTTTAACATATTGCCTTATGACGCATTACCTGACCCGAGAGTTCCTCTTAGTCAGCTCCAGTCGGGAGAATTTTTTGGGAGACACGTTAATATTTCATGGAATGATTTTGTGAAGCGAGTTAAGGATGGCGAATACGTTAACGAAAAGGAAGCGGAAAAGATGAAAGGTAGGGGGTCTAGGACGACCAGTAGGGACTCATCCATTGATAAGACTAACAACGGTGACAATAATAGCTATGACGGCGTAGGGACGGGTAAGGGCAAGAAAAACGATAACCTACAATGTATTGAAATGGTTGTCGAGATAATACCAGCAGACTGGGGAATGGAAGGTGGTAGTGATTATCCTGAGAAGTGGGTGTTCACTGTCGTCAATAAGGAACTGGTTATTGGTGCAAGGCCTCTGGGAAGAAGGGATGATATATTTCCTTTTCACGCCTTGGAGCAGGAGATAGATGGTTACTTCCATCAGTCTCGTGGGTTGCTTGAGATTAATCAAGAAATGAATGATATGCTAAGCTGGCTATTTAACAGTCATATGTATAATAAAGAACAGAGTATTTATAATCAGTTCGTAGCCGACCCCTCGAAAATTGTAGTAAAGGATTTGCTTCGTAAGTCTCCAGGTAAAATAGTAAGGCTTAAACCTACTGCCTATGGAGTAGACGTTAGGACTTGTCTAAGTCAGCTGCCTGTTCAAGATGTTACTATGAGTAATTATCAGGATAGTCAGATTCTTGAAAGAATGATGCAACGAACAGTGGGGATTAATGATGATGTCGCTGGAACCAGTCAAGGGTCTTCGAGAAGAAGCGCTACAGAGTTTAGAGGAACTAGTGAGTTTAGCGCTAACCGACTCGCCGATTCAGTGTTATATTTTAGCTGCACTGGGTATCAGTCTCTTGCTCGTAGTTTGGTTAGTGCTTCTTTGGATAATTATTCGGATGAAATGACGGTTAAGATTGCAGGGGATAATATTCCTGTGTTGACTGACCCTCAGACAGGTCAGTTTAAAATAGAGAATGGTGCGGTTACTTTCTCACCGGAGGACATCTCTGGGGAGTATGACTTGATGACTGTGGATGGTACGGGGCCTGTAGATAGGTCAACACAAAGTCAAGTATATTTGCAGTATATGCAGCAGGCTATGCAGATTCCTGGGTTCGCTGAGGAGTATAGACTGCCTAGTATCATGCGTTTCATCATGAAGAATGCTGGGCTAAACATCATTGATAGGTTTAAGGTAAGGTCTGTAAGTGATGAAGAATTATTACAACTAATAAAAGAGGACAAACTCAATGGCAAGACAGGAACTGGAATCGCAAGTCAACCTTCTCCAGGAGGAGCTTTACCTAACCAAGGAGATGCTGGAGTGCCCGCTTTACAAGCTCCTATCCCAACAGGTGGAGTTTAGTAGGAGACAGTTGAGCAAAGAGGCTAATAGCATTGCTACTAGTCTCGACCTGTTAATTGCGTATAACTCGGCTAAGGCTGAGCTGTATGGAATGCAGCAGATAATAGACTATCCTTCTCTGTTAATCCAAGAGATACAGATGCAGATAGACGATTTAAATAGTGAAATAGCGGAGAGTGAAAATGGCGAATAAATTCAAGTTAAGAAGAGGCGTACTATTTTGTAGTCTGGCAATGGGCGGGGAAGAAGAAGACAACGGAGCTATAGAAGGGGCGGCTTCTGAAGAGGATGATTCTGCTTTTTCTAGTTTCATGAATAGTCTGATTGATGAAAACTTGGGAACCGAAGAAATAGAAGCTGTAGAAGCAGAGGAAGAAGGTGAAGTAGATGAGCTTGCTGTAGAGGAAGTCGAGGAAGTCGAGGAAGTCCCTGTTGTCAAGAAGGAAGTAGCTCCCGTTGAGGAAGTAAAGGCACCTGTACCAGAGCCAGTAGTAAAACCTGCGCCCGCCCAAGATCAACCTGCGGCTAAGAAAGATCTTACGCCAGAGGAAATAGCTCAAATAGAGACAAGAAGGGCGGCTGCTTATTCTGATTTAGTACGGGAGTTTGAAGTCTCCGAAGACCATGCTAATATGTTACTGACAGCGCCGGAAAAAGTCATGCCTGAGCTGTTAGCTAAGGTGTATCATAAGGCAATGACAGACTCTATGGCCATGATGAAGTTTCAGATTGACCATACAGTAAATCAATTACCTGTTTATATGAACAATCTTAATAACAGTAATTCGGCTGAGGAAGCGGCTGCTAATGAGTTTTATACTCTTAACCCAGAATTGAAGGAACACTCTACAACAGTGTCTGGGTTGTTACAACCGGACTCGACTGGTATAAACCCTTTAGTTAAACAGGCTAAAGCTATTTTAGTTAGTCAGGGAAATGCGAATCCGTCAAGGGCTGATGTGATGAGTATGGTAGGTCGAGCTATCACTGGGTTACTAGGAGTAACTAAAGCAGCAGCCCCTCCGGCTAAGAAGGTTGTAAGAAGTGCAGCAGTGCATCAACCAGCTTCTCCAGGAGGAGCTACAGTACCCGTTTCAAGTGACAGCAATGTCGGTAAAAACGAAACTTATATAAGTGAATTGCTATTGGAGCAATAAGGAGTTAATATGACAGCTATTGCTGGTTTACGTGGAACAGGTGATTGGGGTGCTGATGAGCGTCCTAAAGACTTTCGTGAAACGATTTTATGGTTAGACCCAAATGGCGAGACCCCCTTACAGGGCTTGCTTAGTAAGATGCGTTCTGAGAAACCATCTGACCCCGAGTTTAATTGGTTTGAAGAAGCACAAGGCCATGTACGCCTTAGCATTAATGGTGCTATTGCTGATGGTGTTCCTACTGCTATTGTAGTAGATACCGACCCCGTGAATGGGGCGTTTGCAGTTGTAGCTGGTGACATCTTAATTGTGGAAACAGCGGGTGGTATTCTAACTGGTGAGCAACTGTTGGTTACTGCTAACCCAACTACCGATGTTGGCCTTACAGTAGCTCGTGGTTTCGCAGGTTCGACAGCAGCTGCTATTGCAGATGGGGCATTTCTGTTAAAGATTGGTAATGCTTTCGAAGAAGGTACAACTTCTCCTAAAGCTACGAACCGTAATCCAATAAAACTAACTAATTACTGTCAGATTTTCAAAACTACTTATGACATCACTAACACGGCAGCTGGTACTAAGCTTCGTACAGGTGACCCTATTGCCAATGACAAAAGACGCAAGCTGTTTGATGTTAACCGTGATATGGAAATGGCTATGCTTTATGGCCGTGCGTCAGAAAGCACAGGCCCGAATGGCAAACCCCGCCGGACTACAGCTGGTTTGCTTTCACACATTACCACTAACCGAACTCAGTTTGGCGGTGGTGGGGGTGAGACAGCCTGGACTGAAGATAATCTGATTGACTTCTTTGCTTCTGTATTTAACTACAATGGCGAGGGTGCAGGTAATCAGCGTATCGCATTCTGTGGTAATGCTGCATTGACTGCGATTAATAAGCTCGCTCGTAATAGCTCTAGTACTCGTATCAACTTTGATAAAGCCATTAAAGATGTTTACGGTATGAGCTTTACACGTTGGATTCTGCCTCAAGGCGAAATCTTCCTACGGACTCACCCTCTCATGAACATACATCCTGAGATGTCTAAGTCTATGGCGGTTATCAATCCGAAAGGTATTGTTGAACGTCCTTTCCGTAAGCTAGACTTTAAGGATAATATCCAGGCTCCAGATTCGGATAGTAAAAAAGGTCAGTGGCTTGCCGAGACTGGACTGGAAGTTCATCACGAGAAGACTATGGCTTATGCTGGTGGTATGGGCGATGTTGCCTAAGTCAGTCTTGAGCTAGACAAGGGGCAGTAGGCTGCCCCTTTTTTTAAGGAAATTTTAACATGAAATATAAATACAAAGCTACTGAGACTGACTGGGATAGTGATATGGTTGATAGTCCTTCTAATAGTAAGAGGGCTAAGGTGAATCCTATGGTGAATATTCCTGTGGGGCCAGAACAGTTAAAGAGCTATTCACTGGGTGATACCTGTGAGATTACTTTAAAGGGTAAGATTAAGTCTCTTGAGTCCAATAAGAGACATAGTAGAATTGAGATTGTTTTAGATGAATCCAGCATAATAGTTCCAAAGACGTCTAAGGCTATAAGCGAGATGTTGGAAGAAGATTAATAGTAAGTTGAAGGTTCAACTTAATAGCAATAGTAAGGAACTCAGATGTCCGATAATAATGAGTTTTTAGTGAGTATTGACAAACGGTTAATCAGTCTTAGCAAGGAAGTGTCTGGTATAAATAAAGGGCTGGCTGTACTTACTAGAATAGAAGGTACGCAAATGAGCTTTTCTAGTGATTTAAGTAAATTGGAGACTAGGCTAGAACTCCTAGAGCACTCTATTGAGCCAGTTAAATTGTTAAAAAGAGTAGCTAAGACTACATTAATTGTCGTCTTCACTGCCTTCATAACTGCTTTGGTTACAGGTTTTGTTAACAAAAGCACAGGAGTCGATAATGACAAAAGTAGTGATAGACGGGCCTCGTCAGTGGTTACACGAGAAGCCCCTGTACCCGAAGGAAAGTGAAACAGCGGGTATAAGTTTTAACAAGACCTTCCTTTCAACTGACTTCTCAGCTGCCGTTAGTGGCGTCCACACACTCTCAATTCTAGCCTCCGAACACGGAATGGCTGGTAATGTTCCAGTAAGAATCTTCGATACAGATAGTCGATTAACTAACATAGATTATATAGTCGATGTCTCTGGTAATATATATATTGAAGTTACTGAGGTTCCAGATTATAGGTTTAGTGGTTCAATCCACATGGGAGTTTAAATGTCAAAGTCTCTTGATTCTCTTGTTATGCGTGACCTAGAGGTAGGTAGAATCTCTAACCTAGCTAGAGTTACTGCTGAAGTAAAGGAAGTAACTCGTACAATATCTTATATCACTAGCAACGTACTCACACTTGATAGTATCGTAGATTTAGCTGTGGGAGGTACAGGTATTGGTTTATCTGGAGGTGCTATCTTCTCCATCACGTATGTCAATCTCGACGATAGTCAGATAACTGTAGACGTTACTTCTGGGGTATTGTCTGTAGCAGAGGTTATACAGGTAAACAGTCCATTCATATCTTCTAGTGACACCGCTTTAATTACAGTAGGGGGAGCTAAAACAGACCCCGCGCTTTTGGGTGGAGCTAACTTTGCTACTGGTTTATCGGGGAAAGTTCCTTGGGCATTTTATGGATTCGCGGGGTCTGTGGTTTATGGAACTGCTGTAGAGGTTCCTACTAGGACAACTATAATTATAACTGAGGAGGTTCCAGGTACTATTGTTTATTATAAACTAACTGAAGCCGCCCCTCTGCCCTATACTATAACAGGTACCTTTGCTACTGATGTTTTAGTTTTTGAATTTGTAGATGGTATATCTGGAACTAGAGGAGAAAGAGGTCTTCAAGGGCCAATAGGGGTTGGTGAGGTATATGACTGGAGACTGGTAACGGATACCTCTTCTGGCGCTGAGTTAGCTATCCTGTCTATGGATGGAATAGACGCTGACACTAGGCTAGGAACTATCTCCCTTACTATGCCTGTTTCACCTTCAGCTGGGTATAGGTTTGCAATTCGAGATTATTTTGGAACATGGAATGTTAATAACGTAACCCTGCTTTCAGGTGCAAGTAAGGTGATGGGGATTGATGATGATTTCCTTTGTACTATACAATGGGAAACCTATGAGTTTATGTACGTAGATTCTACTATTGGATGGAGATTACTTTAATGTTAAAAGATAAAGCATTTATAAAGAATGGAGGTATAGCCCCTCCGATAAAGCCTTTTGTAGCGGTTGAAACTTCAAACGTCGGGGTAATGTCAACCTTAGATCCTGCCAGTAGCGATTATATATTATTACCCGGAAGCAGTATTTTGGGTATTGCTCGTTACTACATGGGTGGTTCTGCTGTGTGGTCTGTTGCTCACACTGATATTAACGCCACTGCCGACAGGTGGTCGGGCTTTTTAAGCTTTGACAGTATAAACGGTTTAATCTGGGTAGTTGCTACCGACACAGGCACCACCCCTAACACTCACTACATGGCAACAATCGCCATAACTGACGGGGCAATAGTGCAGCGCGGCAACTTTCAAAGCACTAATTTTTCAGCTTCATTCGGTAGCTTTATCCCCTCTATACGCGCAGCAGAGGATAGTGGGGATTTCACTTGTTTATCGAAGGGTAGAAAATACGTTATTACCTCGGCGGGTGTGGTGTCCAGTGACGTGGTGTGGGCTCCCGCCGGTCAAACAGCTTCGGGGTCTGAAAATGAAGCCTTCGGTTTACTAGATCCAAATAATAATTATGCTATCAGTAACACGTCTTTTAGTCCTACTAATACGATTGCTCCTGGTGTGATGATTAACACGTGTAATGCAGATTCTGGTAATTATAACTACCGATACATACCAATAGACGGGATGGGGGGAACTATCGCAACTATTGGTATGTGGGGGCCGTATATTGCTGTTATGTCTATAAATACAGGGGCGGTGCAATACTTTGGCCCTCGCTACTTTGATAAAGCTGATTTCTTTAGACATATAGATGAATACCTGGGGTTATTATAATGAAGAAAGTTAAATTTTTATTGATAAAAACTGAAGGCTCTAACCTAATAGACTATCCTGACAAGGCTTTCTATTTTACTAAGGTAAAAATAAGAGGTGGTTACGTTTACGCTGAGTACAGTGGTAATTTAAATTTAGGGGTTGATGACAGTACTTTCTTATACGAAAACCCTAAGATAAAATCTACTAAGTTTTATCAAAGGTTTCTTAAAAAGGATAGGACTTCTATACAGAATTCAAGTAGTGACACTGTGAAGTTTTTCTGGGACGATATAAATTATAATAGGTTCGTGGATTTAATTGATGAGTCTTTTTTAATTAAATTCACTGCTATGGCTGATGCTATTGGCATGACTGGGCCTGAGAGAACTGCTGTGTTGGTTGATGGGGTAGGCGAGGAAGTTTATAATGGATAGGGATGGGTTAGTAAGTCAGATATTATTTAGGCTGGGCAATCGAGCAGGCCTGAAGACTTTAGCTGAGTCTACCGTAGAAACTGTGAAGGTGGAGTTGGAGCAGGATATATTCCACCCCCACTTCCTTCTTAGCGAGAATCAGTATTACGAAACTGTAGCAGCGGAAGCTCGTATTCCTGTGCCTTCTAAAATGTTGGCTGAGTATGAGAATGGTGCTTTGTGGGTAGAGGTTGACGGCTGCTTCCGTATGCTTAGGAAGACTACTCCCGACCAGTGGGCTGATAGAAGTTCTGGAGTCCCCACACATTACGCGAGGATGGGTCAGTACTTTAGGTTGTTTCCTACTCCAGATAAAAACTATCTGTTGAGAACTTTCAACTATGTCGGAACGGATTTACTTACTAATATTTCTAATCCTTGGTTAGAGGATGGGTCTGCTTGGTTGATTTGGAGTACAGTTTCTATTATGGCTCAATCAGCTAGGGATAAGAATTGGAGTAGTTTTGAAGCTCGAGCATTATCTGCTAAGCAATCTCTTATGGCTAAGTCAGAAGAGATGGATATGGTAAACTTTGAATTTAGCATGGGAGAATTATAATGGGCTTAGAAACAATAGCTCCTGCGGGCACACCTGCAGACTTGAACGCTGACTGGCCTTTAGTTTCTGATGGTTTATCCACTACTGATGACCATCTTAGAAATATAAAACTGGTCTTAAAAAACCTTAATACAGATTTTCTTGCGATAAGCAAAGTGACTGTCGGGCTGGGTAATGTAAGTAATTATAGTAACACTACTGTAATCACAGGAGCAGCGGATACTAAATTTGTTTTACCCTCTGCAGTTAGGGCTGTATTTGGTACAGTTAAACAGACTGCCACCTACGCGACCTCTGAGTTAGCACTAGCTTCCATTCCTGCGGGTTCCCTATTTGAAAGGATTGAGCAAGTAGGATCTGGAGGTCCGTGGAGAGCTTACTATTATAAGTTGAGTCTATGATATGGAACTTATTAATGTTCATAATTTCAGGACTAGCGCAGGCTTTGTGCCTGATTTACCCGCTGAGGATTTACCAGCGGGAGCACTTACAGGAGGTTATAATTTCGTTGTAGGCAGTAAGGGGCTTGAATCTACCGTAGGGTTTGCAGATTTAGGTTTAATACCCACTAACACTCCTCACTCGATTTTTTACCAACCTATCAGCTCTTCAGATTCTTTAATTGTAGTGGCTGGTGATGCGAAGGTTCAGTTCTTCGATGGTTTAATAGAGACAGATGTAACTCGGTTATCGGGAGACTATAATGCGGATGCTATTACTTCCCCGTGGAGTATGGCAGACTTGAATGGGTTAAGTTGTTTTAACAATTCTCAGGATAAGATTCAATATATTAATGGTACTGGGATATTAGCCGACCTCCCTAACCTACAGCCTAACACACAATTTCAGCGTATTGTTGCCTATAAGAATTTTCTCTTTGGATTAGGAACCTCCGAGGATGCAGGGGTCACGTTTAACCCCCATCGTTTAATATGGTCAACTCCAGCAGACCCTGGCTCAGTCCCTTCCTCGTGGAACTACGGACTTACTACGAATAAAGCAGGCGACAATATACTTCCATCTAGATTAGGGATACGAGATGCTCTTGTGTTAGGAGAAGTTCTTTATGTTTATAAAGGAGATTCCGTATATGCTGTAGAATTTACTGGAGGTAGTTACGTATTTAACTTCAAGAAAAGATTCTCTGCCTTTGGAGTTCTCGCACCTAACTGCGTAGTGGAGTTTGATAACAAACACTTTGTAATTACAGAAGAAGATTTTCGTATACATGATGGATTTAAGTCTGAGGCTATAGGTTCAGATATTATAAAAGATTACTTCTTCGAGACTATGGATAAGGAGAATTTCAAAAATACGTTTGTTGTCGCTAATATAGTTAAGTCTCAGATTTGGGTATTCTATCCCACAATAGGGAACTCTATTCCTAACGAAGCTTTAATCTGGAATTGGAAGAAGAATACCTGGGGACGTAAAGTATTTACAAAATCTATCACATCTGGGGTATATGCAGAGAGAGCAGTATATCCCCCTCGAACATTTGATAACGTTACTGGGAATTTTACTCAGGGAGGTAACTTTACCGATAACTATTTCAGGGACTTAGAAGCACAGCTCACTCTTATCGGAACAGGGAACGACCCTTTAATAGGAGAGTCACCTGACGGAACTGACTTCGGCATCTCTCAGGAAATACTATTAGAGAGACTAGCACTCCCATTGGGCCCACTTACAAGAGATGGGGTAATAGTCCCCGACTTTAAACAGGTTAAAATCGTAGGTGAGATTTGGTTCTACGGTAGTCTAAATGACATATTCGAAGTTCAAATGGGTGGACAAGAAACCCTGTCTCAGGAAATAGTTTGGGAAGACTACGTTGAGGTTAATCCTTTACTTACTCGTAAAATAGATGTAATGTTTAGCACGGTGTTTGCTGCTATTAGGATTAAAACGAGTAGCCCTAATTTCTCTTTAAATAAAATAGAATTCAGGTTCGCACAGGAAGGAGAGCAATATGGCTTTGGGCAGTGAAATTGATATATATTTACCAGTACCCCCTCCTGACACAGATGAAGTTTCTTACCTTAAGAATTACATTTATGAGGAGCACCTTAAGGTATCAAGAACTCTTCAAGCTCTAGTTGACAGGATTGCAGCTCTAGAAGCACTACACCCTTAGATTGCTATCTGAATGGTATGAGTATATACTGTGAATATACCTGGGAGGATTTATGAAACTTATTACAGCTAGTATCGCAATGGGCGGTGGTGGAGATACCACTACGAAAACAGAACCGCCTGAATTTTTAAAACCTTATTTACAAGAGGCAGCTCGTGGGGCTTCCCTTGAATTTAATGCTGGACAAAGAGACTTACCTCCTGACCAAAGCAGCATTGCTCCTGTAAATGATATTCAGAGACAAGCACAGCAACTGATGTTGAACTATGCTACAGGTGGAGTTAATACTCCGCAACAACCCAATTATAGTTCCCCTATATTTAGCAACTTTGATATGGCTGTTGCAGCTCCAACTTCGCCAAATACCAATAATAACCTGCCCCCAGGTATAGCTCCTGTTCAGGGTATGGGGTATGGTATAACACCTGCAGTGGGCTCTGGTGTTACAGGTACGCCAGCTCGGGTAAACAATCCTGAAGTAGCAGAAATTGTAGGGCCTGACGGTCAGGTAATAGTAGCTGATACTACTGGAGGCGGGTCTATTCCTGGAACAAGTAATGTAGTTAGAGGTGGTATATCAGACTCAGCTCTAATTAACAGTCCTCAATTAGGGGTTCCTCTCGACCAATTAGGAAATCTGCAGGGACTGAGCTTGTTCGGTGGATTTGGGAGTTAATTTATGTATCAACCTTTTTCAAGATCTTTTGGAGATTTTCCAAAAATAACAGCTGGTGTCGGAGGTTTTCCTAATATAACCCCTCAAGTACCTGGCCCTGCTACGGATGGAGCAACTTTAAATGCTGCCACAACACCTATACCCGCTCCGCCAGGACCGACTCCGGTAGTATCTCAGACGCCAGCTCCGTTACCAGTAGCTGCTCCTGCACCCGCAATGGCAACCACTAATGTAGCACCTGTATCCGCACCAGTGACACCGCCTCAGCCTGTTGCAGTAAAACCAGATTATAATAGAGCGCCTCACCCAGTACCAACTGGAGGCCCTGCTACGCCACCAATTCCGCCACCGCCACCACCGCAGACTGTACCTAATGCTGGTTCTTTGCCTGGTCAGGTTGCAGACGCAACGGCTACGCAAAATCAGTTATTAACTAATCCAGGCGGTGGTGCTAGTAATCCTTACTTAAACCTGGGTGTAGGTGCGGTTCAAGGTATGAATCAGTTAAGCCCTCAAGCACAGATGCTTCAAAACCAACTGTTCGGCCAAGCATTTAATACTGGTGGAAACCCCACTATAATGCAGGCTTTAAACGCTACTAACCAAAGCTACACTCAGTCTCCCTTTAGTGAGGACTACTTGAATACTTTGTTTAGAGGGG